ATCGGGCCTGATCGAGATTGAATCTCACAATGTTACTTTGCCGGATCGGGACCTCGCGAGGCCCTTTCCGTATGGAGTGCATTAACCAGATTGTGGTTAGCAACCTGGACTTCTAGCAATAGGAGTCTGGAATGCAGTTGAATTCAGTCTACGCCTAAACCAACTAGAACCCTTAGGTTTCCTGATTTTGTCCACCTGGATGATTTCTCAGAGCCAGTAGGTGTTTCTTTTGGTTTATGGCAGCGATCGCTCGCTCTTCTCCCTTCCCCGGGAGGAGGATAGGTCCATACACTTGAGAGTGCATATCCTATATCTAGAGAGAGTGTCCCCTAGATCAGTCTATCCTTTGACTGTGGATTAATTGTTTCCATAACCCAAATGGCACAGATTATTATAACCCTCTGTGTACGGGCTCCGTTCGCACCTATGATATTAGGAACTAAGCGAATACTACTTCACAGTAGTACCCGGTCCATGTATTTCTACATTTCATCATATTGTTCCTCACGTAGACGTTCCTCAACCCGGGCTTTCGCCTCGGGAGGTAGGAGATCTAGTGCAAGAACATATGATAAGTCCTCTCGGTGATAAATCCCGTCTAGATGGATATCATTTTCCGTAAAGACGACCCCCTTCACTTGATAAGTGAATAGAGGGGCTATGGATCCGTCTCTGACCTGAATTAATTCAGTCCAGATACCATCACCATTAGGATTCATTTGCGAGAACTGCGCCGTCGGACCCGGGTTCCAAGAGTTTTCGGACTCTTGTGCTCCCTCAGGTTCCATAGGTATAAGTTCTTCTGATACCATTACAGGTACCAGCGGTCCTTCAGATGCCGCCATTGCCATCCCTTTGATCGGTAGACATCGCTCGGTCATCTTACGAACTGATTCGGTGTGTAGCCAGGCCTGTGCCGAACGGAAAACCTTGATTAAGGCTGACCGTTTCGCTCCTCCGAACTCATTTCGAGTTCGTTCAAAGAAGTTCGGACTCGGTAATGCGGCGATTGCATCCCGTATTTCCTCAACACAAGCCCAGATCTCATTGAGATCGTCTAAAGACGGTTCTTCTAATGAGTTAAGTCGCTCCTGTAGATCTTTAAGATCAATCTTGAGCTGTCCGACCAACGGTAAGACTACGTATATATTCCAAGCTTCCGCTTGGATGTTATCCTCGTCGAACCACGTATCGATGTTACCACCGTACGCAGAATCAGGGTAGATAACCGTTTCCAGTTTCTCCCTCATCCTTACGATCTGATACCTCGCCTTATCTCTTAAAGAGTTAAACAGGCGTTCCCCTATCGCTAAGAGAACCTCCTGCGGTACCTCCCGAGCCTCCCCAGTATTCCACTGTAGGAGCCATTGCATCACTGCAAGACCCCATGGTGAACCAGGTCGGGACAGAAGGATCGCAAGACCTTGGAGACGTGATCTAGACTTGAGCACGGCTGGTAGCCGTGCTATGGCTCTATGACCGTAACCTAGGACCTTGGAGGCCTTACGCAATGTCTCCATTAACGTACCGGACACTCCAAAACGTGAAAGGATCTGTTCCAACACCGAATGGTCCGCTTTCGCGACACCAATGGCAAGTAGAGAGATTCCAGACACGTCTTTCCCGTTGGCAAAGGTTCGTTTTGCGAACTCAAAGCCACCGGTAGACGAAATCAGAGATTTCGCCAGCCCATACTCAACCCCGATCTCTCGGAGAAGAGCCAGGTATTCCTGGGCTACCTTGTAATTGGCGATTACAATATCGTCACCAAGGAGCGCGTATTCATCAAAGAACCCGATGAAACCTATCGCGCGGTATGCCGCGTATTGAACTAGGCAATGATGGCATAGGCTAAATGCAGCCCAACTGGTTAGGGCACCCATAGGTTGCCCAGCCCCATACACCAAAGGTGTATCTGCATCAGGTCCCGAAACTCCCTTAGGAGCTTTGGGTGTGAGGTAGTATCTCTCTACGAGAATTTTCGCCCACAGTTTAGCCAGCTTAGGGCCAATTATAGCCGAAAGCACTACCTGCTGGAGTGCCAGAGGAAACCGGTCTGTAGCCGACGATAAATCGTAGCTATAGAACTCACGATAACCTAAATTAATTAGGCGCTGAGCAGGACGAATTTGATTAAACGTCCCATCAGTCCTTAGTTTTCCGAGAATTCGGAAAAGAAGGTCGTGAAGCGGCTTCATGATACACTGAGTCAGGCTATCCACCATGGCAAATACGCGTACTTTTCCGGCAGGTTCGACCTTGTAACCTAGTTTCCCGAGTCCTTTCGGACGGCCGAAACCGGGATATTTAAACGGGTTGTAGTTACCTTCCTCCACCTTTCGGCGGACAGAATGGGCTACCCTTTTAGCGACAAATAGGATACGACTTATAACATCGTCTCCTACGATGTCAAGCCATTCGAGCAATACGGGATATAAATCCACGTAAAGGTGCGATGGGAAATCCCAAAGCCCCGTCTCGGATAGCTTGAAAGCTTGCCATTGCATGGCATCAGTGAAAATCGCTGAAGTATTCGTTCCGGTTAGGTTCGATACTAGCTTCCCATTAGGAAGTCGCTTTGACTTCTTATGGCCATCGATCCATGATCTCTCATGGATTCCACCACTATTAGGTCCCGATTTAAACAGAGCCAATAACCGGGGTTTGAGGTTGCAAGGGATTCCTTCCCACTTAAAGGTGATCCACGACGCGGCCAACTCATGAACGAAATTAATAATTTCGGATAGAGAGTATTCCTCTCCTATCGCATCATAATTGGCGTTTCTCACGCTTACGCATGAGCTTCGACGTCGCATCCACAAAGTGGCCGACTGATCTTCCCCAATCTCACGAAAGAGAATAGGGAGCCAGTCATTTAAGAATAGAATCCATCCCTTTAGGAAACTTGGCCTCATCGCTGAGCCATCAGTGATCGACTGAAGTTTAAGTTTTCCAGGTATTTCGATTACTCGATACAACTGGAAGAACGAAAGCCAAATTCGTATCGTCCAAGGATCACCTGAACGAATACTTTTCCGCATCACTGCGGGTATCACACGGGGAATGCCGGAACCTTTTGTACGACGCACTGCGACCCCTAGCGCCTGGGTTGCTTCGATCCGTTGGCCTCCAGAGGCTTGCTGTAATAAAACAGAACAAGCTTTGAGGTACTTCACGACATAAGCCCAGCCGCATGATCGTTGCATGCGCACGACATAGCGACCAAATTCCATCGTTGCTGTGTACCATCTAGAAGTGATTCCT